GTCTATATTGCATACCTACTAAGTTATCTAGAGGTCCCATGCCATATAAGTTATCTGGTCTCTTTCTCCATGCTACATGAGCTTTACTATCTTGACCAATATAACTTGGATTTTCTATATTACGTATAATATAACTTCTATCAATAATAGTTATAATTCTATTTTTATGTAGTTTCTCTTCATCTTTATCATAGAAGTCTCCTTCAAACTCTAATACTTCTACCATACCAGACTGATAATATTCTTGTAGTGTACCAAAACCATCAGCTATATATGCATCAGCTTTATTTACATCTTCTTGTCTAAACATAGATATAGAGTTTCTAATGTCTAATGCTTTATCAAATGCTGACTTTTTATATTGTAAGTCTGGTCTTTCTTCTACATCTGTTTTTAGTTCACCTATAGATTTAACATATCTTGTAAACTTAGGTGACTTAGCAAAAGAACTTGCTACAGGATTAAATACAATATCAAATGGTGATATACGTTTTAGTTTAGGACCATTATATGTTGTAATAGTTTCTTTTGTTACAGGGTCTACATGCTCTTCGTTAACATATCTTACTTCACCAAAAGCATTACCATAATCAATATAATCATAAATTAGTAAACTTACTTCTTCTCTAAATTTAGATTCTTTTAGTTTAGTTTTCATATAAGCTTCAATAGCTTGTCTTTTCTTAATAGTAGAATCTTCTCTAGAAGCTCCTTCCCACTTCATCCAGTTATCATTAGGAAATAATGCATCCATATAGTTTGCATGTAGATTATCTCTAATCTGTGTAAGTTTAGGTAAGGTTGTTTTATTCTTCCAAGGAAGTGTACTATTAGTAGTAGTTGTAGTATCAGTAGCAAAGAGATAGTTTCTTAACTCTCTCCACTCTGTTTCTTTTTTGTCTCTTTGAATCCACCATTGGTTATAAAGACCAGCTAGTACTCTAGCTAAGTTTTCTTGTCCAATCGCCTTTTCTATTTCAGCTACTTCACCTGCCATAATTTTTCCTTAATGTGTTATACCACCAAACCTACTATGAGTTGGTAAAGGTTTATTAAATCCTAATCCTTGTGTCATTCTAAGTTTAGGTGCTAATGATATTGCCATAGCATTAGATAGTGCATCTTTTATATCATCATGTGGTGGATGTACCATCACTAACTCTTCTTCTAATGTTTGACAGTTACCACCTTTATAATGCCAAACTTGTAAATTATCATACTTTGGTTCTAGTACTGCTCCTACCCTCTGTGCTTTGTCTCCTAAGCTTCTAGTAGGTCTAAATTCATCAACTGATAGTGGGATACCATTTGGTTTAAGATAACTGTCCTTGAGCTCTTTAACGATGGTTTGTTGTGCTACTGTAACCTCAGCTCTTATCTTTCTAAATCCCCACTTTTCCCAAGACTTTAATATATGTTGATAGTAGTCTACAATCTTCTCTGTTTTAAATCTGTCTATATCTAATACATAATAATTAGCTTGATGGTCTACACCAACAACTACTAATGCAGTATAATCTGCTTGTCTTCGTAAACTAAATGCAAAGTCAATTGCAGCAAATATATTTAGTTTTCTATCTCGTATATACCAATCACCATCTTTAACATTTAAAGCAGCTTTATCAAAATACTGAAAGTTATCTGAGTTTATTCTAGCACTCTCTGTAGTATTAGGGTCATTGTAATATTGAGCATAAAACTGTGTAGTGTCAATATACTTTGCTTTAATTCTTGCTAACTCTTTAGCATCAAATCCAAATGATTTACCATCTTTACGTGCTCTCTTAGCCCATAAGAATTCACCATCTGTTTCTACTACTCTTTGAAATAACTCATACACTTCTAATTCAGATTCTACTTCACCTTCATTGTCATACAGAGTTTCTTTCATATTAATCATAGTATCATATATATCTTTAGGATGATATCTAGTTCCTACTACCCATTCTTCTGCACCTGGATTTTCAATAGATGCTAATTGTGAATAAGCATTTGCTACTTTTTCTCTACCATCTTCAGAATAAGCATTACCAGGTACAACAATATCGTCAAGAACAACAATATCGGCATGGAAACCAGTTGTATTACTCGTAAGCCCAACTGCTTTAACTGTTGCATCTCGAATTCCCTCCAATTTTCTTTGTGGATGGTCAACAGCTATTTCAGCTACTGCCCACTTCTCTCGTTTTCCTTCTTCTGGATGTATCATGTCACTCCAGTACCTACGATATATAGGGGAATCAATTATCTGTTTGATAGCATATAACTGTTTCTCTGCTAAGTCTGCTGTAGCTGATACATACAATACAGTAGTCTCAGGATGCTTAGTTACATACCATGCTGTTCTATATGCAGCTAGTTTACTCTTCATATGTCCACGAGGAAGTAATACTAACTGATTATCTTTTCTATCTGTTCTACTCCACCAACTTATTAACTCTTCATGTACTGCTCCAAGTAATAAATGGGGTGCTACTAATTTAATAAATGTAAGTAGGTCTGCTTCTGCAGCTTCTCTGATTTGGTCAATCTGAGTCATGTTATCTGTACCTTGCTGTCTTCTTTGCTACTTTTTTAGGTTGTGCCACATGCTGTTTACCTTTGCGATTACCCTTCGCTTTGGCAGAATTAGTAGCTCTCTTTTCAGCTGGTGTAAGAGCTTTCCAAGCCGCATCAGGAAGGTATCTCTTTTTACCATTACTCTTCTTACCATCAGATGTTCTCCATTTTTGTTTTGTCCATTTAGATAAACTCTTTTGCGATTTAGCCTTAGCCACGGTAACCACCACCTTTGGCTTTATATTGCTTAGCTAACATTTGTGCTTTACGAGCTGACCATTGTCCAGGTTTACCACCTTTACCTCCAGCTTTAATTCTATTGAATAAAGCTTTTCTCATTGTAGGTTTAGTATAGTTACCTGCTTTGTTTACAGTACTTTTCTTTTTAGGTGTAGCCATTATGCCTTTTTCTTTTTATTAGATTTTTTATGTCTGTTAGCAAAGTTTCTTGCTGCTTCAACAGAACCAAATCCCCAAGCTTTAAGTGCTAATGCTTTACGTGTTGGTCTACCCTTACTATCTTTCATTGGACCTTTCATTCCTGCAAATCTAGCAGCAAATGAAACACGTCTTGGATTTGTACCAGATTTAACTGGTGGTTTTAGGTTAGAGCCTTGTGCTTTTGCACTAGCTCTACCCTTAGCATTTAATCCACCTTTAGGATTTTTACCTTCTTTCCTAGTCCATGCTGGTGTCTTAGCCATTACTTCTTCTTCTTAGCTTTTGGTTTAGTATGTGTATGACCTTTAGCTTTTAAAGCCAAATGTTTTTTCTTAGTAAATGCCATTTGTCCTTTACCAGTCTTTTTATCATACATCATATGAGGCTTATATTTTTTATCTTCAGCCATTCTAATAACCTTTTTTCATAGGTTTTTTCTTTTTCATTACTTTTTTCTTTTTCTTTTTATCCATCATACTTATTTCCCCTTTGCTAATTGTCCACCAAAGTAGAACTCAACTATCATTGTTGCCCATTTAAATATTTCATCAAACTTATATAGTCCGTCTACTATTTTAAATTCTGTACCACCACCCCATTCAAAAAACAAAAAACTAGATTTAGGAATGTCTACTGGTATTACAGTTTGTATATCAAATAAACCTGCTATTGGATATACTGCAACTAATGCTAATATAAAAAACATTAGTATTCTTCGATTCCAAGCAGCCATTGGTGATTCTTTATTAGACTGCTCTCTCGCTTTATCTATTTCTACAGACTTAGCTGCTAATGCTTCAAGCATAAGCTGATGTTGCTCATGTGCTTGTTGTGATTTAATAGCCATTAGCTTAGCAAAAAATCCTAAAGCTATTGGTACTAAATGTGTTAGTAAACTAACCAAATTTAAGACATCCTGTTATAAAATAAAATAGTAACATAGCTGTAGTTAAAAAACAATAATATAAAGTCCATACAGGATGTTCTTCTACTAAATCAATTAATTTATCTATCATTAAATTTTCCAGCCATGTGTTGATGCCCATAAGTATACTAAAGCAGCAAGTAATAATGCCATTATAGCTTTTAAACTAAATCTACCAAACTCAGAAAACTTATCTTCTAACCATTCAGTTAGTCCTTCCTTGATAGCTTGTTTAGTTTCTTCTGGACTAGGTTTCATCTGCTTCCATTGCCTTATTACCTTCTGCTACCCATTCTAGGTATTCTTGGTAGTTTGTATTTCCTTTGTCTAGTGGTATTGATTCTTTTGTTTCATTGTTAAATATACCTATAAACTCGCCCATATGTTTTTGTTTTATATAT